GGTAAAGCAGTAGATCTAGTTTAGATCCAATCTCTTATTTCTTCTCCCATTACTTCTGAAGCAATATTAATTTTATCTCGTAAAGCTTTTACAATCTTTTCATCAACCGTATCTTCTGCTATAAGATCAACATATGTTACCGATTTCTTTTGCCCTATCCTATGCGCTCTGTCTTCTGATTGTAATCTTTTTTCAAGATCATAGCCATTAGAATAATAAATAACTGTATTTGCCTGTGTAAGCGTGATCCCATATCCACCTGTCTGTGGTGTACCAACAATGAATCTACAATCATCGTTTTGTTGAAAGTTACGAATATTATCCTGTCTTTCATCTTGAGGCGTGAGTCCATAATAACTAACCACGGATCCCGGACCATACTCATCAGAAATAGATTTGATTATTTTTTCTATGTCATGTTGATAGTGTGCCCAGATAATTGCTTTACCTTCTGTTTCAGATAATACATCCATTAATTCATTTAGACGATTGTTTTTTATTTCTTGGACTGAATCATCATCTGCGGTAAAATGTCCACAAGTTATTTGATGTAGTCTCATTAGTTGAGTAAGAACAGTTACAGTAGAAGTAACTTTACCATTTAAAAAAGCCAAAGCATTTTTCTTCATTTGTGTATAAATAGTTCTCTGTTCTTTAGTTAATTGTATATGTCTTTTAGTAAAAATTTTAGGCGGTAAGTCTAAACAATCTTCTTTCAATACTCTGTAAGAATAAGGTTTAATAGATTCTGATAACTCATCTAAGTTTCTAAATTTTTTAACAACTTGTATTGATCTACCTCTAGCATTAATTGTAGCCATTTCTGCATATCTATTTCTAAATGCATAATAAGAATGAAAATCTAAATGATAAGGATCTAAAAAATCAAACTGTGAATATAAGTCTAAAGGGTTTTTAGTTACAGGAGATCCTGTTAATATTCTTCTATACTTTGTAAGTGGTCTCATCTTTAAAATATTTTTAGTTCTAATAGCACCAGGATTTTTTATTGTAGTAGATTCATCAATAGCCATTAAACTTTCATGGCAACTTAAAAATTTCTCTGCAAACTTTTTACCTTTCTCTGTACTAAAAGCTTCTACATTCATTATTAAAATATGTAATGCAGTTTCTATTTCATAAAGAGTTTCTAATTTTTCTTGTTGTCCTTTTGTAATATTTGCTTGCCACAATACAGACACATTTTCTATGTGATCAGGTAAGTGTGTAGGTAGTTCTTGTTCATACCAAGTTTTAATTACACCTTTAGGTGCTATAATTAATGCACCATTAATTTTACCTTTATCATATAACATGGACATATTGTCGATTAAGACTTTTGTTTTACCCGTTCCCATTTCCATAAAAAATGCAAACGTTTCTTTATTCCATGCTTTTTCTAGAGCAATTAATTGATGCTCGTATGGTTTAGTTTTAAATTTATAGTTCATAATTTATTTTCTTCTTTCTATTGACTTATATATAAATAAAGTTATATAGTTTGTCAATGTCAGAAAGTAATAAAAATTCAACTGTATATGTTTTGCAAGAGATACCAGGTACAAGATTTGGTAATCCTAAAATTAATATTGTTGGTGCAGCTGAGTATGGTGAAATAAGATTTTTGTTACCAGAGTTATCACAAATTATGTGGTCGCCTGGTCCATTAATTTTTAAATTAAGAAGTTTATTAAAAAATTATACACCTAATGATTATTTATTATTAGTTGGTGATCCTGCAATTATTGGAGTTGCATGCTCTATTGTTTCTGATATTACAAATGGTAAATACAAATTAATCAAATGGGATAAACAAGAAAGAAGATATTATCCTATCGAAATAAATTTATACGAGAAAGGAAAAATAAATGATTGATTTTGAACAAGACAAACAAAACAGTTTGAAAAAAACTGACAACATACAATCCCTTGCGGATCAAGTAGAAAAGTTAGAAGATCTTAATGTAAGATTAGAAGCTCAAGAACAAATTATAAAAGATACAAAAAAAGAAATTGACAGATTATCAGGAGAGGTTATTCCTACCATGATGTCTGAAATGGGTTTATCAGAATTAAAACTTCAAGATGGTTCTCATCTTAAAGTTTCTACGTCATACAAAGCTTCAATTACAGAAGCAAATAAAGAGATGGCGTTTAACTGGCTTCGTGAAAACGGTCTGGGTGATATTATTAAGAATGAAATTAATGTATCATTTGGTCGTAACGAAGATAACAAGGCAGCAGAGTATGCTGAACTTGCGAGGAGTCAAGGGCTTCAACCGACACAAAAGATGAAGGTAGAGCCCATGACTCTGAAAGCGCTAGTCCGTGAGCGTATTGAGGCAGGTAAAGAAATGCCAACGGAAATTTTCAGTGTATATACTGAAAATAAAACAACTATAAAAAGGAACAAGTAACATGAACCAAGTAACGACAAAAAAAGAAGGAGCATTAGCAATCAATATGTTTGAAGCTGATGCAAATCAAGGTGCTCAAAACATTGCGCAAGACGATCTTGCGTTACCTTTCCTAAAAGTTTTGGGACAATTATCTCCAGAGATAAATAAAACACACTCTAAATACATTAAAGGTGCTGAAGCAGGGATGATATTAAACTCTGTATCAGGTGAATTATTTAATGGTGAAGAAGGTATCGACGTATTGCCTGTGTTTTATAAAAGACAGTATATCGAATGGGCTGATAGAGGTGCTAGCACAGGTGCTCCTGTTGCTATTCACGAAGCTGATAGCGATATCATTAGTCAAACAACTAGGGATAAGTCGTACAAAGATAGATTACCAAACGGTAACTATTTAGAAAATACGGCTAATCACTTTGTAATCCACTTAGGAGATACACCATCAAGTGCTTTGATTTCTATGAAATCTACTCAATTAAAAGTTAGTAGAAAATGGAACTCAATGATGATGGGTATCAAAATGCAAGGTAAGAACGGTTTATTTACACCGCCTACATATAGCCACATTTACAAACTAAAGACTGTGCAAATGTCAAATGACAAAGGCACATGGTTTGGATGGGACGTAAGTAAAGTTGGACCAGTGTCGGACAAGGGAGTCTATGACATTGCCAAAAACTTTGCTGAAAGAGTAGGTAAAGGTGAGGTAGAAGCTAAGCCGGAAGTTCAAGAAGAAACTAAAAAATCTTTGAATTTATAGAATCCTGCGGGAGTGGACGGCGAAGCGAGAGTGGAACCGTCCACTATTAATTTATGAATGAGAAGATAGAAAAACAACCTGTTTCCTATGAAGATTGGATAGATCTTGGCAGGGTTATCATCCCTTGTTTTAAAGGGATACCCGAAGTCAAGGATTGGTCCAGTCCGGATTTTAAGATAACGAAAGAAGAATGGAAACAAAAATACCAACACTGCGAAATAGCACTACGATTAGATCAAGATACAGATTTTGATATAGATAATCCTATCGTACAAAGATTTACAAATTTATATTTAAAAAATAAAAATGCAGTTTTTGGAAGATACAGTAATCCAACAAGTCATTATATTTGGAATGACCAATTAAAATTTAAACAATTTATATTACCAAAAGAATTAGAAAAGTTTTGTCAAAAGTTTCCACACGGTAACACACTTTGTGAAATAAGAAGTGATGCAAAACATTATACAATAGTTCCAGAATCTCAACACAGTAAAGCAGATGAAGTTGTTAAGTGGGAAGTATTTAATGGATTTAAAAAATACCCTGGAGATTTAAAATTAGATTTAGGTAAGATTGCATTATCAACTGCACTATGTATTTTATATGCAAGTTCTGGTCAAAGAGATGCTTATTGCACAGCCATAGCAGGTGTTTTAATTAAACACACTGAATGGTCCGAAGAAGATATAAATAATTTTATTTTACAAATTGCTAAAGAAGCAAACGATGATGAGTATGAAAAAAGAGGAACTAAAGGAAGTACAATTAAAAAAGCACAACGTAAATATGGTATGCCTAAACTGGCAGAGATAATTGGTTGTGATCAAAAATCTATAGCAGAAATATTTTCATGGATTGGTATAAATGAATCTGTAAATGAGGCAGCTAGGGAATCTATTGGAGATATAATAGAGTATGGTGGTAACAGATTTCATGTAGAGGTTAATTCAGTATTTCAAGGTAAAACAGAAAAGAAAGTTGTAACCATAGATGGCCCAACACTTAGAAATAGAAAATTGTTTTATGATGCAATCATAAGTCAAGCGTCAGTTTGGATTCCTAAAATGAAAGATGATGAATTTGAAACTGTAATGAGAATGAAATTTGAATCAAGAACTTTATCAGAATACTATGTTGAAGAAGCTGATGAAGATTTAAAATTTAAAAAATATTTTAGTAAATATATTCAAGAGACAAAAGCGTATACTGATAAGAAGGAATTAGCTAACTATGGTTTTCCATACTATAATATGAAAAGAGCACAGTTAGAATTTGATTTAGATTCATTCGAAGACTATTTACAAAAACAAAGAGTTAATTTTGAAAGAGTAGATTTAGTTTTAAAGATACAAAGAATTTTAAAAGCTAGAAAAATAAAAGGTAAAGTTAATAATAAATCTTGTGTATCTTGGAGAGTGTTTAATTATGAATTAAATAATGACGATTTAATTATAGAAGGAGAAGCACACGAGGTAAAGGAGATAACAAATGAGTCCTAAGTTTATCTCAGGTCCTCCAGGTACAGGGAAGACTAATATGTTTTTAACTGCTAAATATTTAGAGTTATTAAAAAAATATTCACATAATAATATAATAGTATTATCTCATACTAATGTTGCAGCTGATGAAATTAGAGATGCAATACTTGAACTACCAGAAATAAAAGAAAAAGGACTTACTAAAAAGTCTTTAAAATATAAAATTTGTACTATTCATTCTTTTTGTAAAAGCAGATTAGTGGGTAAAAAAGAAGTGTTTGATGCAGATGATCATAAAAATTTAGGCATGATAAATACTCTATTTAAAATTCAATCTATTCAAGGATTTGATCCTGATAAACATGGTTTTTATAAATATTTAAAAAATGCATTTGGTAGAGGTTATGATGATTTAAAACAGTTTTGGAAAGTATGTGATCGAGATTCTTACAAGCCTTACAGCATTAACATGATTGAAGAAATGGAACCTATTTATATTGATTACAAAAAAAATAATAATGTTTGTGACTATGATGACATGATTAAAGAATTTTTAGACAAGGCAAAAGAACCAGACATAGATGCATTAATTGTAGATGAAGCTCAAGACAGTAACGTTGCTCAAACAGAAGCATTAGAAAAGATGTCAACCAATGCAAAAGAATATTATATGGTAGGTGATGCAGATCAAACTATATTTGAATTTGCAGGAGCTAATGCAGATTACTATCATAAATTATCTAAAGATGCAGAACAATTAGAACAAGGTTATAGATGTGGAGAAACTATTAACAAATTATGTAAGAGCATAATCAAACCTATATGGGACCACTATGGTTATGATAGAGTTTGGAAACCCGCTGAAGGTATAGTTGGCAATCATTATTATTTACCAAGTTTAAAAACTAAATCTAGTGCTATGGAAAAGCTTTTAGATAAAATAAAAAATACTAAGGAAACTTTTTTATTTACTTTTAGAGGCAACCCTTCTGATACTTGGGTCAAGGAATTTTTTAAAGATCATGGAATCGAGTTTGCTCATGTAGGGAACACGGCTCACGTGCCAAAGAAAGAATTAAGATGTCATAAAGTATGGCCAGAGTTTGTAAAAGGTAAACCGGTATCACTAAAACAAATAAAAGATTTCTGGAGTTACATAGGAAGTAAAGTAGTTGTTAGAGGTAAAGGACAAGAAACTTTTGAAGATTGGATTAACCAAGATTACACAATAGATACTTTAATTAGTAAAGGTTATTTAAAACCAACACAAGAAACTGATTTTGCAATGGTTAGAACTAAAACAGAAAAAGATAGATTAGTTTATATAAATAAAATTTTAAGAAAAGGTTTTGATTTTGATGGAGATATTAGAGTTCAATATGGAAATATTCACACTGTAAAAGGTATGACATTTGACAACGTTATTGTTGATTTAACTGCAACAAGAAAAGAAGATTATTTTACTCAATTACGATTAAAATATGTAGCCTATAGTCGTGGCAGAATAGATTGTTGGACTATAGCATCACAAGGTAAATATACATTAGGAGGAAGAAGATGACACACAAAGATATGTTTAAAGATATAAGTTATGAATCATTAGAAAAGCAGGTAGGCGGGAAACATTATAAGTCTCTAAAAATTCAACCTGCACACTTTATAAATGAAAATAAACTTTTGTTTGCAGAAGGTAATGCAATAAAGTATATATGTAGACATTCAAACAAAGGGAAAGCAGAAGATATTAAGAAAGCAATTCATTATTTAGAAATGATATTGGAGAGGGATTATAATGTGTAAACATCCAGAAGACTTAGATCTAAAAGGAATAGATACTGTAGCTATTGATATAGAAACCTATGATCCTAACCTTAAAACAAAAGGTTTAGGAGCTATAAGAAAAGATGGTTTTATAACTGGTGTAGCTGTAGCTACCGGGAAAGATACAGTTTATTTTTCATTAAAACATAGTGATGATAATAAATCAGAAGAAGAGCTGGCTAAGTTTTGGGAACAAATGAATAAGAAATTGTTGCAAAACCCTAATATTACAAAGGTTTTTCACAATGCAATTTATGATGTCTGTTGGCTAAGATCGACTACCGGTAAAATGTTACAAGGTAGATTGGTTGATACTATGATTGCAGCATCAGTAATTGATGAAACTAGATTTAAGTATTCATTAGATTCTTTATCTAAAGATTATTTAAATGAATCAAAATATAAATATGACTTACAACAAAAAGTTTTAGAGTGGTCTGATGGTATGATTAAGGACCCAATGACTAGCATGCATAAAATACCTGGAGAGATTGCAAAAGACTATGCAAAGCAAGACGTGGATTTAACTTTAAAGTTATGGAATCTTTTTGATAAAAAACTTGACGAAGTATTATATACCAAAATACATGAAAATGGCAAGAAGGAAGAAAAAACTTGTAGAAAAATTTTTGAATTAGAAACTAAATTATTTCGTTGTTTAGTTGACATGAAATTTAAAGGCGTTAGAATTGATGTTCCTAAAATTAAACATTTTGGTGAACACCTTACAAAAAGAAAAAATCAAATATTACAAGCAATAGAAAATGAAACTGGTGTCAAGATTGATATCTGGGCAGCTGCATCTATAAAAAATTTATTAGATCAACAGGGTATTACAGATTACAAAGTAACTCCTAAATCTAAAATGCCACAACTTCCAAAAGATTATTTAAAAACACACAAGAATAAATGTTTAAGAATGATTGCTAAAGCAAGAGAATATGACAAGGCAGTTAATACATTTATCACAGGATTACTAGGTTATGTACATGAAGGCAGAATACATGCAGATGTTAATCAAATTAGATCAGATGCTGGAGGTACTGTAACTGGAAGATTTTCTATGTCTAACCCTAACTTACAACAAATACCATCTAAAGGTTATATTGGTAAAAAAATGAGAGAGATGTTTTTACCTGAAGAAGGCATGAAGTGGGGTAGTTTTGACTACTCACAACAAGAACCAAGAATTGTAGTACACTACGCTGTCAAGTTAGGTTTACCAAAGACAGAAGATCTGGAAGAAGAGTTCAATAAAAATGATGCAGACTTTCACCAAATTGTTGCTGACATGGCAAAAATTTCTAGAACACAAGCAAAGACAATTAACTTAGGACTTTTCTATGGTATGGGTAAAATAAAATTACAAGCTGAATTAGGTTTAGATAAACTACAAGCT